CAAATGTTGTCATGTTTATTTCCTCCTATTTTGAATAAACGTATTTTGTTTTATTATCCACGATTGCGGATAGTTCAATAATGACACGCTTTAAATCTGCTGTATTAGCATCTCTTTGCGTGCCTGTAAAACCAATATCACCAAATTGTTCGATAATATTATTAACGATAGTGGTCAAACTACTTTTAGAATATAATTCAATTGTGATTGACCATTTTGTTTGAAGTTCCTCTCCACTTCCATCTACAAAATGTGGATTATTAACCGTTCTGTAAATAGCTGTAGGAAAGTCATTCCATGTTGACGGATAATCAGTCGCTACTTTTTTAATCTCAGATATACCACTTAAAATGGAAACAGTAGCAACTTTAATATTTACTTTTTCCATTATTTAAGCCCCTCAATTTCTTTTGGACATGCTCTTTGTATATCTCAGGCATTTGCGGAAGAATTTCTTTCAATGATGGATATAAGAAAGGTCTTGCTGGTTGACCACTTGTGATGTAGAATTCTTTGCCTTGAATAGTAATCTTAGGCATTCCATAGATTTCATTCAAATCAATTCCAACTTCCTCAGCTGGAATAAACCAACGAGTTTGAGTATAAACTGGGTTAACACCTTCTGGTAAATCTTTAGAACTTGCTTGCCCATTTGGACCAGTACCAAACTCACGATAAATGGCTTGAGCTTTATCCGACCAAACACGCCCAACTATTTTACCTTCAGCATTTTCTACAACCTCAGTCTTTAAACTTCCAATCAATTCTCCAGAACTAAATTTCATACTAGAAGCTATTCTTAATTCTGCTGCAGAACGAACCAACTCAGTAATTTCATAAGTCGCTTCATTCGCTGCATCATTTAAGATTTTAGGCATCGCATTAATTTTTCTTTTAAGCCTGTCCAAACCCTTAATTTCAACACCCAATGTCATCGTTCCTTTCTAACATCACATTGATGTGTGTAGAATAAGGTTGAATCGACTTGATTTTATAATCAGGCTCACTATCCTTATCAACATATAAGCAGATGCCACAGTTTTCATCTCTACCTTCTTTTAGCTCATCACCTTGATATTTACATGATTTCATGCTTGAAAGCTTTGAACCGTAAATTGTGGCATTGACAGCACCACTTGCGGACTGAACATTCATTTCAAGAGCAATTGGAGCAAGATAATTAACTTGATCGTTTCCCTCTTCATCTTGCGTGTTGTTTGGGTCTATCCTTTTCAGATAAACCGTTGTTAAGTCACGTTTCATCAGTTTCATAGCAAGCTCCTTAAATTCGCTACCCGATATCGGTTGAGTTTGATACGGATTTTTTTAGGGATACCGACCTCAAAAGTCTGAGAAATGCCTCCTTCAGATCTAGAAACTTCACCCTCAGCTCCTTCTTGGTTGTGTCTGATAATATATAAATCTTTAACACTCGTAACCATATTTCCAACAAGTATGTCTCTATTGCAGTAATCTAGAACATCGGTCAATGCATCTGACAGGTCATCTGATAAAACTTTTTTACCAATTTCATCAGAAATATTAAATTTCAGCTCTAGTTGCTTTTGTAGCTTATCTAGAGCCATTTTATTTTTTTGTTCCATAGGCCATTCCTTTAATTAAATTGACAAATTATTATCAATTAAAAGTTGAATCAATGAATCACGACTGGCATCATCTGGAATATCAATTCCTGCGTCTTCTAAAGCTTTGCGTAGAGTGATTTCTTTAACCCCTTTAAATGGATTATCCTCAATTTCTTCTAATACTTCAAAAATAGAAGGGTTCTCATGAACCTTATCGATTTCCAGAGTATCATCCTTTAAATAACGTTTACCGTTATGAAAAACAGGTAAATCAATTACCTTCACCTTAAACATTTAAGCTCCTCCTACACAATTGGTTGTGCTTGGAAAACATCATCCGCAGCCGCAAATGAAGGAAGTGCAGTGGCGACAGCTTTTGTCTATGTTCCAACAGGGTCTTTACTTTCCTCGTAAACAGTTGCCAAAACATTACCGACCATTGAAGTTTCGATAGATGGGTCACGAGTTAAACGAGTTTCTTCAGCAGTTGGCCCATAAAGCGTTTCACCAAGAAGATCATCATTAAACATAGCGAATTTATTTTCTGGGAAGTATTTTTTAGTAGTATATTTACCATCTTTACCTTGAACTTTATATTTTTCATCATAAGTTCGGATCACAGGGTAACCATGAGTTTCCATGAAAGCATCCATATCAGCTTGTGAAACAACTCGTCCTGAATCTTTACCAAAGATTGCAGAAATAATCTTAGGATGACTTGCTAAAGTACGATAAATCTTACGTGAAGTCAAAGCCCGAGTTGGTTGTGTGTCCATAGCGTCCATCCAACGCTCTAAATCTCCCAAAGGATCAGAAGCTGGGTCTGTCCAAAGGTTTGTACCTGACAATACTTCTTTATGTTCAATAGGTACGTGGTAATCTAACGTAAAGTTAAGGCCATTTTCTTTCACGGTAACTTGTCCTGAAGCTAAAACTTCCATACGCATTGCTTCGATACGAGCACGAACCCCAGCAATCAATTGATCAACATCGTTATAAACTCAACCAATCAAATAGTCTTGTTCTGCTTGGGTACGCGGATTTTCCAATGCGATAATATCAGTTTCTTTTAATTGAAGTTTACGTTTAATCAAGCTAAGTTCAAGCTCTTGTTTATTAGAGATACGGCTACCAATCTCAGCTTCCGTATCAAAATCATGAATTGATGCAGCAATAGGGATACGACTACCACCAGTAAGTTGATCAAACTTTAATGATGGAGTTTTGCGCTCTGGGAATAAGGTTTCTCCAAGCAATGGAGCGTACTCTCGGTTACCAACATAGTTCAACACTTCGTTTTGATTAAATAATTCTAAGATATTAGAACCAAACTTTTGAAGATTCATTTTTAGTTTTTGTGTCATTTTTTATTCCTCCGATTAATTATCTAAATTTAATTTCTTTCAAAGCTTCAATTGCTTCATCTGCTGGTGCAACTGGTAATCGGTCTTTTAATACATATCCTTCCACCATAATTGCAACTGGTTGAGATCCTGTGTCTCCATCAACAACTACATCGTTAAATACAATGCCCACGGCTGTTGCATCATTTGCTGGGTAGACTTCTCCCGCTTTATATGTCTTATCTGCTTGATAAGTGAAATTTTGGTATCTAGCGCTCGCTAGAAAATTAATTTGTTCGACTGTTTTCTTTGGTTTTACAAACATTGTTTGTCCTCCTATTTAGTTTGACCCCACAGAGTTGTTTTACTTTCTGTGCGGCTGTTTGCTTGTTTGGCATATTGACTACCAACAGATTCTTTACCTGTAGCAGCACCGTTCCCGGCAGGATTTTCAGCAGAAGATGCCAAACGCTTATTAACTGCATTTTCTACAGCAGAGCGAAAAGATTTTTCAATGCCTTCAATAGATTTGTTACAAGATTCAGCATCAGTTAAAACGACTACATCAATGAGTTCTTTGGGCAAATCACGTTCAGCAAGTTGTTCAAGCGATTGAGCACGCAATTCACGACGAGTAATATCTGCTTCACGTTGAGCTAAAGCCTCATCTTGTTGTTGTTTTTCAAGTTCAGCCCGCTGGTCTTCGTTAAGCTTTGCTAGTTTCTCGCCTTCACTTTTGGCTTCCGCAACTCGTTTATCCGATTCGGTTTGCCATTTTGATTGTGCCGTTTCCAAAGCCTTAGAAATACGTTTGTCTACAACTGAATCAAACTCAGATTGATTTGCAAAGGAAATGGGAGCTTGCCCCTCATCTCCTTCTCCGACACCATTTCCCCCTCCTTGAGCGCCTGATCCACCTTCTCCGCCTTCTGCGAATAGTTGCAAATTAAGTTTAAGTAGTTCAACTCCAGACATTTTAATGAATTTCATTATTTTTCCTCCTATACCCATGAACATTCTAACTTCAAACAAAAAGACCTCCATCCACGCTTTCGTCCAGACACAAGCCCTATTAATTCGTTATTCCGTTTCGAACCCTCACACGTTAAGTTATTTTTATTCTGCTTCAATTTTTAATGCCCCGAGCAGTAGAGGGCATAATAAAAACCGAGTGTAATTACATACGATTTAAAAGTTTATTGTTCTACAATTTCATAAGTTGCTTCGAAAATATCAGGCTTGCATGGATAGAATTCGCCTTGTACGCCTTTAATGATATAATCACCATCTGTTACAGCCATATCCCCTTCGAGCGTTACTATTATAGCTACTGCCATAGCTAAGTTGATTGGATTATTATCAACCATCGGATATTTACTAGGTTCTTCTAACCAATCCGCCGAACAAAACTTCCACGCTTTAATAACTACTGGTTTTTTTCTGTATTTCATAATTCTGCCCTCCTTTGAGCACAAGAAAAGCGCCTGTCAGTGACAAGTGCTTTATGTTTTTTAGTAGCCGTTATTTCACGCATAACTGCGAGGTATTAGGTCACCTCATTTGCTACTTTTAAATTCAACATCTGGATGCATTGATTTTAATATATCCATCCATTCGTTGTAAGTTGTACTTCCTTTAATATCAAACGTTTTACCAGCGATAGGGTCAAGTGCTTTGCGTAGTATGTTATTTAGTCGCTCTGAATACATTGAAGCAACTGAACGACACCACGGATGAAAAGGCGGATATGTACCTTCTGCACCACTTACAACTGCTTCAGATACTAGAAAGACTTTATGGTCTTTATGACGACAAATTTGTGATGTTCTCAGGTCTAAAATAGCAATGATTTGATACTTCTCAACGTCATTGTTTTGCCACGATTTGAGCTTTGCTTGGTTCGCCATGTAATTCGCTTCAGTACGAATCAAGCGCCTAGCAACGTTAATTGAGCGGTCAAATTCACTAGCAATTGCCTTTGACATCTGAAATTCACTCATTCCAGTTAAAGATTCAACCGTGAAGAGCTGCTCTAATCGTTTGGCTAACGCTTCAGTATCTCCCCATAATCTTTTAGAGTAGTTACTTCCTAACCAGTGACTGTCAAGTATATTTTCCACAGATTTGGTAGATAGTTCTTTGAACTTATAGCCTTTTTTATTCCAGACTTCTTTAACAATACCATTCTTAGCATTTTCTTGAGCTTCACGAATAATTGTTTCAGCAGCAGTTTCTTTGTAAGCTTCATCTATCGTGTCAACATAAAAAGATGTCTGCTTATCAAGCTGGACATCCGCAATTTGTTTTATTACTAGATAGGACTTTGCTTTTAAATCTTCTGCACGAGTAATTCTTGATTTAAGCGCTAGTCCTGTGAGCCGCTTTTTAGCTTCTCTTTGCAAATCAGGGTTGCTGATATCTTTAGCTAATCTTCTAAGCTCAACTAATTCAGAAATAGGAACAGTTTCATTGAGCATTCTTTTTGCTTCATCATCTGTCAGTTCAGTTTGTTGCTTAGTTCGACTAAATAGTTTAGCAATCTGTTTTGTTAAATATGATTGAGCTTGTTTGTATGCCTGTGCTACGACTTCCTCAAGCTGTTTAGCACCGTCATTTACTTTCTTTTCGGCTTTAATCGCTCTTTTTTGCC